GTGTCCTTGCTTGTCCAAAAAACGCGCCTATTCGATTGCCTTTCGAATAATTGCAACGAGCACACGCGCTTAAAAGGTTATCTGGCTGGTCATCTCCGCCCTTGCTGATTGGAATCACGTGATCCACAGTAGTGGCATCGTTCCCACAGTATTGGCACACGTATCCGTCTCTTATGAGTATGCGTTCACGTATCTTTGACCAGGCTCTTGTGCCTCCATTGGCTCTTGCTGACTTAGCTGACATCAATGGAATCCATTGGCTTTGAAGAATCTCCATGCGTTGCACATAGATCCGTAACGCTTGGTGATGTAGCGCATCGACCAATCAACCTGACTGAATCCATCAAGCTTCTGATAGGTCGTGTTCTTCATCTGGCCTAAACCGTAATGAGATCCATTCTTAGCCTCTACTCTCCAGTTGCTTTCCTTAGTAATCAAGTTATGAAAGCATTGATACTGCTTATCATTGATAATCCTTGAATGTGCATAGAGCTTGAGTAAATCAGTCTGTGACACTGCTTTGGCTTCTGTTGTAGCTGAGATGGTCAAGATCAGAATTGACATAGGAATAGCCAATAAGTTTTTATTTGTTTTTATTTTTATATTTATTTTCTTTTTATTTATCTTTATTTTCAAGATATTATCTTTCAAGTATAGCGATGGATCCTGACAATCTGTCAAGGATTGAATCCGGTGTGTCGCATCGTCCACAAGCCCTGTGGATAACTCCTGTGGATAACTATTCAAGGCCAGCCACCAGAGAATCATCAACCAGTTTGACCGAGAATGCACCGCACCCAGAGCATTGAGCGAACCATTCGTGCGCGGTCAGCTCTGCTCCCTTAGTAATCAGATGTTCCTTGCGTCCGTCGCCATAGAGCTTCTTGCATATTGAGCAATCAAATCGCAGCAGTGGCATATTCGCTCGCTTTCAGATTCTCAATTGGATTCAGATTGCTCTGATCTACCCACCAAGAGTCCTGACGTGGATTCTTAAATCGTTTCCTTTTGGCAAATGCTACTGGAAGCCAGCCGACGATGTAATAGACCGGCGACTTACCAACGACCAGAACGGCCACATCATCATCACGATCATTTGGATAGACAATCAAATTGCCGCCTTGATACGACGTCCAGCGCACCTCAATGCCCTGACCCACATCTGCCCGTCTTTTACCTTTGTTCTCGCTGATGTCATAGTCAAGGCCGAAATATCTGGCCACCATCAATTCAGCAGCTAGTGATTCGGCATATTCAGTCACTGCTTCGTGATTGTTAAGCTTTGTATTGTAACGAACCGTGACTCCTAAACTGGCCGATTGAGCAAATATCACATCGCACGCGCGATTGTGGATTGCCCATTCGTCAGCTTCATTGATTGTCATTTTCTGCATTGAGTGCAGAACCAGAGAACCGGCTCTCCCCCGACGGCATGCAAATAACCGGCTTTGTCTAGCATTTCAATGCGTTTGCAATGATCGCAGTTTTCGACTTTGTATTCTGCGACTATTTTGCCATCGATAAGAGTGCGCCCAATCATTGAATCGACATCAATCATTTCTGTCACGCGGCTCATACTTGTGGCTTCCACTGTCCATCAGATCCGAGCATGTACCAGGCAGGCGGACATTGCTTCGCCTTGACCTTTTCGACGCACATATAACCGCCCCAGCCTTTGTTAGTGGCTTTGGCAATGCCTTCGCGCCAAATCATGTGGCCATGAACGCACAACGGAGCAGATGCAACCTGAACGCCACCTAGATTCTCTTTGATGGAATCAATGGCCACGCCTAGCGTCGGAATGCCGGCTTCTTCAGCTTCTTCCCGTGTCTTAAACGATGGAACGTCGCCGTGTTTTGTGCTCCAGTAGTCATAGGCAACGGCTGAATCTTGGACAATCTTTGGATCTATCCGTTCCACCTGTTGCATATTTTGCACCGTTGGACGTTTGTCGGATCCAAGTACCAGACCGACGCACCTGCCTATCGCGCTGGTCACGGTATCTTCAACGAACCATTTTTTCATCTGAACGTTATAGGTGTTCACGTTGCCAAATGCGTAATCAATGCCGGAAGGCTCTTGATCTTCGAATTCTTTATAGACACGGCATTCGACTAGGACATAGCCCTTTTCAAGATTGATGTCCATGATTGATGTGTGGATCTTGCCACTTGGGTGAGTCGCCCAGAATCGCTGAATGCGAGCTGCAACATCTTCGTAATTGTCTAAGAAACTCACTTGGCCACCGCCTTAGCTGATACATGGCGACCGACTGACTTGCCGCGTTGATAGCCATCTGCGTGACCGTTTTTGTAGCCGATTGTGTAGGTGACGATTGACCAGAGAACTCCGGCAAATGCAGTCAAGAAGAACAATCCGATTTCACTTGTTGTCATTTTTGCTCCCGTGAGAGCCTTGTCGTTGCTCCCAGAAGAAGAGTGACATCTATGTCCGACAATTTCAAGATTGACGTCGGCGTGTCTATTTCTTGAGAGCAATCTCCAGCAAGAGTTGATCTAGACGTGCCTCAATTCGAGAGACCTGATCCTTGAGTGAATTGCCCCCATTGGGTGAAAGCTCTCGCATGATCGACTTCACCATGAATCGCATTGACGAATAGATGGCAGTGAGCACCGCAAGGACAAGCCCACCCACCGCCGTCCATTCGCCGACGCTCACTTCGTCTTACCGAAAGCGGCGTCGTTAGGATTTAACCAGCGAAGAATCACTGGCAGAATTGAAGCAACACCTGCCCCGATGATTGCTTTTGGATCTGTCACACCAGCCAGATATACGGCGATGCAAGAGCTTAAGAAGCTTCGTCCCCACGAAGCGGCCATAGCTTTGAGATCTTTCATTTCTTTTTCTCCTTTGGCTTCACCTTTTGGATTGGCTCAACCACTGGATATTCTCCATCATAAGGAACCAAGCGAGCGCGAGCGAAACCGACAATTTCTTTCCCGATAAAGCGTTGCTTGAGCATCACCATTCCGCCGTTGCGTTGATCTCCATCGCCGGAGGTATTGCCTTCGATGCAGAGAACGCTGGAGATTCCCACCTTGATCACAATTCCGATGTGGCTGATGCGATCAACGCCATCGTGCGGAAAGTCCATGAAACACATATCGCCTAGCTGCGGCTTATCGTCAATCCAGCGTCCCAGCTCTTTCATCTTATGAGCACCAGCAGCCGTTGAAACCATTGATGGAATCTTGACTTTGGCTTGGTCGAAACACCAATTGACAAAAGATCCACACCAAGGCAATCCATCGGCCTTTGTAAATTTGCCGTACTTGGTCAGATTCTCGCCCGTCTCGACTGTGCCGATTTCTGCTAATGCGACTTCAATGATCCGAGCAGCTGAGCCGTCCGGATATTTACTTGTCACTCTTTAGCGTTTCAAGATAAGACAAATAGTCAGAATTGTTTAGATCAATTGGAATCCACCAAATTGTTCCATCTGGATCTGTCCGTTTGATTCTTTCTGGTGTCAGCGTTGCTTCGTCAGCTGCTAATACTTCATAAGTTGTTTTTGCCATTATAACTCCGCACTAAATTGAAGGTTTGCATTTGTATTTGAACACTGGACACCTGTGACATAGCCAGCAGTCAATCCAGAAACTCCACTGAAATCAACGCGCGATGAAGTTGTTCCAGCGACGCCTTGAGTTAATGAGGTTGGAGCACCAGCAGAACCACCGGCAGCAGTCAAAATCAAAAAGTCTGTTGAAAGTGTTCCGCCATAAGCAAATGATGGAGCAGTACGAAGTACGACAGGAAATCTCACAAATAGATTTCCAGCACCAGCAGCAGTTGCGCCACCTGTTGCCATCGCCATGTTTGATTCGCCGCCAATTTTCTGGAAATATCGTTGGCACGCTGCAAGTTCAGCTTGATAAGTAGCACCATTTGGAGAATACGCTGAGGCACTAGAAGCCGCCTCAAGTTGAAATCCAGTGACTTCACAATAATCATTTGCTCCAGCAGTACCAGTTGGATTCATATTAAGTGCAACGGCCAATTGAGTTGCAGTTGCCCCCACAGTTGCGGTGAACGTAAATCGTTGCCAAGTTGTTGTCAATGTCGCCGTTGAGCCGCTGACAATGTTAGTTGCACCAGTGAATCCATTGATGTAATTCTGATCCGTCCCTGTTCCAGTTTGCAAATACACCAGGAGAGCGGAAGAAGTTGGAGAATAGTTAGCGCCGGCTCTAGCGTAAAATGATAAAGTTACTTGCTTTCCAGCGTATGGAATTGAGTTGGTTGTTTCGATAGTTTGCACATATTGAATTGCAGCAGTTGCCGTAGTTCCAGAATCGCGCGCTAAACGAACACATTTTTGAATAAATGGAAGATTTGTCGTATCGCTTGTATTTTGCTGCGTTACAGTCATTCCAGTTGCCGTGCGATATGCCTGCCAACGGTCTAGCGTGTAAGTTGCAGTGCTTGATGCGATTGTAAAACTTGTGCCTCTTTGTGCCACATTCATTGCTGAATTGAGAATGTTGTTCTTGCCAGCGACGTTCGAAGATCCAGCTGATGCAGTTGCCCATTCTGGTGCAGTCGCTCCTGAATTAACTGTAAGAACCTGACCAGCAGTGCCAATTCCCAATCTATTAAATGTTCCTGATCCAGTACCGCGAATCAAATCTCCGGCAGTTGTGATGGCAGTTGCCATTGAGTTTGTGATTGTCACATCGCCAGAAGTGCCACCGCCAGAAATACCAGTTCCAGCAGTTACGGCAGTAATGTCTCCTGGATTTGGTGTGATCCAAGTGAACGCCATATCTGTGGCGCTTGTCTTAGACAAGATCTGCCCAGTTGTGCCGCCTTTCAGCTGCGCCATTGACGTATCAACGCCCTGACCGAATGTGTTGAAATCAGCTGGAAGATTCGTGACCAGAGACGTATTGGTCGGCATCACCCAGCCGAAGTTTGTAGTTGGATTTGCCATCGTTTCTCCTTAATTCACGACTAACGCGTGCGCGTAGTCAAGTGTGCCAGATAGTGTGTTGAATTTTTCTAAGACACTCACATCTTGCCATTCCATCGCCTGAAGTGAGAATGGCAGTGGCGAGACAATGAGTGTCACGGCCAATTCATTGTATGAAGCTTGGAATCGCCAACCTTCGACGAAGCCCAAGAAATTACCCGATTGCATATTGACCGGCAGATTTGCCAGCGAAATCGGCTGACCCATAAACACGTTGATGAGATCGTCCCGATCTGCATCATCGACTTCTGGATTGGTCAATGCGAACGTGATTGTTTCAAGAAACGACTGTGGCTGGGCGCGCAGTGTCAGATAGAAATTGGCCTGAGATGTGGCATCAGCTGAGTGTTTGAGCGATGTCGTAATCTGTTGAGCAAGATCTCCGTATGTGGCAATCGAATCGGCATCGGTTGCCGTGACGTTGCCCGATGAATAGACCAGATTGACATCGTTTCGAATGTCGCCGGCCTTTGTCTGCATCTTGATTCCACGTCCCAGAGCTTGATTGGCGTCAAGTTGGGTGTATCCGTAAGTGGCCAAATAGGTTGAACGATGTGTCGAGTCAGCATAGGAGATTTGGCCTTGCGCGTTTTCGTATAAATAACCAAGACCGCTAGTGGCAAGATCTGCAACCAAATTCCACGTGATTGTTTTGCTCGATGATCTACCTGCCAATTCATAATTTCCCGGACGATCGATTTCGCCCAATCCAGTGTTTTGAGCATCAGCCCACGTTTCCGTTGCGGGCGTATAAGTCGCCCACGTCAGAGCCGCTGGAACCTCGCTCCAGTTATTGACGAGCAAATCCTGAAGGATTGAATAAATCTGATTGCCGTCAAAATCCTGCGTCAAAACTCCATTTGTCAGTGCCTTTTGAAGCCTTGCAAGGGCTCCCAGAGCCGTGATGGTGATTTCCTGAGTAATTGCCACTGACCCAGTCTGTGAAACCGTCACGGTGACGTCCACTACTGATCCGCCGAAGATTGGAACAAAGGTCGCCGTAGAATCTTTGACTTCAATGGTAACTGTGTCATTAATTGCCACTGTGATGGCCGAAAGGTCAAGATTGATGAGATTGACTGTGCAATAGCCGGCTTGAGCTTGCGTGTAGATATTTGTGCGACCTGATGAAATTGAAAGATTGGCTAGAACAACGTCCGTGTATTCAACGGCATTGATTGTCACTTTCCAGACTGGCGACCATTGAGTCATTAGATTGCCTGAAGTGCGCCGGCTCCGCCAGTGCCACGATAGTAAGAATCATTGAGCGTGTTAATAATCGTCCGAGCAGTGCCTTCGGCATCGATTGCGCCATTGACTGTGATGCTGATACGTGCGGCGTTCTGAGAATCTGTGAAACCGCCGCCACCCATAGCAGCTAAACGAGCCGCATTTTGTGAATCGGTAAAGCCACCGCCGGCCAGAGCTGCACCTGAGACGGCTGACTTGACGCCAGCTGATGATGTTGTTGTGGATCCTGTGCCAGTTGAAGTCGTAGTCGTTGGAACCGAAATTGTTGGCACTGTCACCGATGGAGTCGCAGTCTTCGGAATGGTCACGGTTGGAACGCTAATTGATGGAGCTGAAATCTGTGAGACGTTTGGCAAGAATGGAATCGAATTATAGACACGAATGAGCGCATTGATTCCGGCAACCGCACCAGAAATCAATGAATTGAGTCCGTTGATGACTGCGCCGATGACGTTGATAATTCCACCTGCAATTTCGCCCACAACCTTAAACGCTCCGCCTAAGACCGTGACTAAAACCGGCACGACGTACTTCTGAATGAATCCGATGAATTCTGTAAATGCTTCCTTGTTTTTATCGATTGCGTCAGTGATTGGCTTGAAGAAATCAGCAAATTTGCCTAGAGCCGGAACGACCTCATTGACGACGAATTGAACCAATTTGTCAATGATTGGAAGCAGCTTGAATCCAATCGTTTCTTTGGCTTCATCAAATGTTACTTTCAAGCGATCCAAGCGGCCTTGATATGTCTCTGCGTTGGCCGCAGCTGCACCGCCGAATAAATCCGTCAGTTTCTTTTGGACATCAGTGAATGACATTGTTTTCAATTCAGCTGATGAAAGTCCGATTCCTAGTTTTCCAAGTGCGGCAGTGTTGCCATCGTATGCCTTACCGATTGCATTGGCGACGGCTTCCAGTGGCTTGCCTGTTGATGTTGAGACATCGAGTGCAACGGAAAGAAGATCCTGCGCCTTGCTTAAATCATTTGTTGAAAGCGCAATTCGCTGCAAGGCTGGGCGCAATTTTGAATCGCTGACACCTGTTGCCAGAGACATCTTGAGAATCTGATCCTCTGTTGCCGCAATTTGCTCTTGCGTTGCACCAGTAGCAGATTTGAGCGCGTTGGCTAATTTGACCTGCGCTTGCTCATCTTCAATCGCCGCTTTGACGCCATCGACGCCAATCTTGATTGCATAAGCAGCCGCAGCAGCTCCAGCAGCCGCGAAAGCCAGTCCTGCCTTTTTGCTGAATTCGCCCATCTTTGAAGAAGAGTCATCGACGTCTCCATTGGCTTGCGCCAGTGATTTTTTGAGCTGATCTACATCAGCGAGAATCGAGAGCTTGAGTGTGCGCGATTGTCCGGCCATTTACCACTCCTTCAAGATTCGGTCGAAAGCATTTTCCCACTTGTCAATGATCTCTGGCTGGATTGCGCGAAGTGTCGGATAAATAAACCAACCAGTTGAGCCGCGACCAGTTGAACCTGACCAAATTGGAAATTGCTTAAATTTGTTGGATCCGAATTCTGTTCCGCCCCAGAGATCCTTTGTTGTTGCACCACCAGAGAATTTCTGACTTACGAAACCGAAAGAGAGTTCGCCAATCTTGGACGATTTCGATACACGGGAGCCACTGGCAATACGGTCGGCGGCTTTGCCTCTGGTGACGGCCTTCTGCTGGATTTTGCCTTGAGCAAATTCTGCCAGAGCTGATGATTCGCGTTTAGCGGCATCAGTTGCTTCAGCGTCCATCGCTTTGAATGCAGAAGTGATGCGACGCAGGTCGGCCTTGTCATAGGCGATTTCAACCTTGTCGCTCATTCTGTTTCTCCAGTATCTCGAAGGCCGTATAGATCTGCTCCGCCGTCGTCCATTCGCTCATCGGAATGCCGGTGGCTATTGCCAGCTCGACAAGGATCCGATTTACGCTTCCGGCGGCGTAACTTTTGGGAGAACGTCACCGACTGTCACATCGGCCACTGTTTCACACCAGACTTCATAGCCTTTGATTGGCTTGCCACCGGCTTCACGTTTCATCGCATTCCACGCAAGGAAGAGAAGATCAGAGATTCCAATCTTCTCCTGCGCTTGCGAAATTGTGCTGCCTGTCTTTTGTTCCCACTTAGCCCACTCTGGCGGTTGTGCGGTGTATGTCCCGAATTCGCCATTTGTGTATTCGATTGTGATTGGTAGTCTCATTTTGTGCTCCCGTTTCTCTTTCGATTAGCTGATTGTTAGAACTGGTGTTGTTGAGCAGAGCATCGCCCAAGTGTCAGTCTGTGCATCTGGAGCAGCGCCGCCAGCAGTTGGAGCCACTGGAAAGACGTTGCCAGCAAATGACGCGCCAGTTGCTGATACAAGTGTGAATGCAAGTGCAGTGTTTGGAGCAGAAGAAAAGGCAGTCCACATCGCTTCGAAAAGTGATGAAGTCGCGCCCCAGTCTGCGAGAAGTGAAATGTTAAGAGTCCACTGATCATCGATGTGCTTGTAAGCCTTTCCATCGAGTGTTTGATATGTAGTGATCACTGGCGCATTGACCAGAGTGACCGCAGTTGTCTGCGCGTCATAATTCACTGAATTCAGGGTGAAGGTTATGTCGCGACCCGTGACGATAGTTGTTGGCATTTGTCTATCTCCTTAGATTGTCTGTTGTGTGTAGTAAGTGCTGACCGCGAGATCCGCCACTAGTAGGTTGGTCGCTCCGACCTGTTGAATTGTCGGACGTTGAACGTCTCCGACTTCGTATCCGGCTGGCATCGCTGCGATGATGCTGATGATGAGCTGCTCAAGATTATCTAGTGCTCCGGCCGTGTTGTTATATGCAACGGCCGCAGTGACCACGAAATTGATTTTCACGCGCACCGCAGATTTGCCGATTGTTGTCGTTTCCAAGTAAGGCGAATCGGGAACGATTACGCAAGCCGGCGGAATAACTGCTTCTGGCGGTGATGAATAAACGGAAGCAACGACACCAGAAAGGGCAGTGGCAAGAGTGCCTCTGACGTTGGTCGCGATTGAGGTTGGTGTAGGCATTAGATGGCCATTGTTGAAGTGTCAAGGTATGGCGAAAGCAAGCCAACGACTCTGTTCATTAAGGATCGTCCCATTCTGTAAGGCGATGGAGTGAAATCGACGCCTTCAATCTGTCCGCCTGGAGCGACCACTGATTGGAAAATCTCCACACTGACAATTGTCACGGCTTGTTCGACTGCCGGAGTTGATGCGTAAAGTGTGGCGGCATTGGCTCCGGATAAGTAAGCAACGCCAGCAGGTATGACTTCGCGAAATGAAATGTTCGCGTTGGTCTTAGCTGCGGTAAAGACATAAATTGCGCCAGAGTAAAGATTAAACACTGGAATGAAAGGAAAAGTCTCCCAGTAGTTCGAGGTGACTGTGATTGTGCCGTTGAAAGTTGATGGAACGCAACCAGTGACAACGACTGTCTGACCTTCAACGAAAGTGTTGGGACGTTGCGTGACGTAGTAGGCGATGTTGTTTTGAAGATAAACGCCGGCGATTGCAGCTTGATTTGCAGTCAGCATCGGCAGGATTACTTGTTCAGCAGAATCAATGATTCCATCAAGATAAGCATCAGAATAAAGGGACGACGAAACGCCCAAGACTGTCCGCAGTTGCGATGCAGTAATGATTGCTGGCATTTCATCGTCCCTTCGTATTCGGCTCGGCTAGATACGGGAGCGCACCTAGCCGATGATTAGTTGGATCAGGTTAGGTTGAAGCGACGAAGTCCACCGGCGAAAGTAACGCCAGCTGCAACGTATCCGTAAAGTGCCAATTCAATTTCGCCAGATGTTGGTACATTGGCAGAAAGTGTCAGCGCAGGAGATTCAAAAATCTCGATTGAACGTGGCTCGATGATGAATGCTGAATCGTCGATTGTTGTTGAAACCATATTGGCATCGACATAGAGATCCAAGCCCAATACGTTTCCGCGAATTGATGTTGGATTTGCAGTACCACCGGCATTCTGAGTCAATGGCTGAGCGTTGTAAATTGGACGGCCAGTTGAATCAGTTGCACCCATCAAGAGTGACCATTGTGATGTTCCAGCAACGTATGCAGTTGCAGTGCGCTTTGTTGCAGTGTATGCAGCTGCTGCTTCTGTTGATACGAATGAGATAATTCCTGCTGATGTTGCTGCTGTTGTTGCAGCTTGTGTTCCACCGGCAACAATTTGAGCAATTACATATTCGTCAGTTGCTTGAGCGTAGCCTTCCCGTAAATTTTGAAGCATGATTTCGTAAAAAGATGGGTCGCTTCTATCCAGGAGCTCAACACTGTAGCGTTGAAATCCCATTTTTTTGATGACAGTTGCGTTCACATAGGCTGAGGTGATTTGGGTAGTTCCAGTTGGATCTCCACCTTCGGCCACTGTTGCCACTGTTGAGTTAGCAGTGATCTTAGGAATTGACACTGTCATTCCGTATGAATTAAGTGGACGTGAGCCACCGCATGCGTCGATTGTTGGACGAACCATTGTTGTGTTAGTTGCAACGTCGCGAATGTATGAAACTGGTGAGAACGCTGGATTTGTTGTGAATGAATCATCAGCGGCCATGACGTACTGGCGAGAATCTTCGTTGCCTAGTTTCGCCTTGATTGTGTGCTCAAGGTATGCGCCCGGAGTTGCAATAGGTGAACGTGGCTTTGTGAAGTACAACGGACGAGTTGCATCTGTTGCATTTACGACTTTGGAAGCTTCAACCGCTTCGGCTGCTGCTTCTGGAACGGTTGGAGTTGTTTCCACTTCGTTTTCTCCTTCGATTGTTGGTGTGTTTGTTTCTGACTCTTCGGCTTGTGGCTCTGATTCAGAATCTTCTGGCTCACTTGCTGCGACTGCGACTTTTGCGCTGGCAATCGCTGGATCTGTTACGAGTGAGACTTCTTTGAGTACGCTTGCACTAATAACTAAAACGCCATCGACATTCTTATAACGTTCAGCTAGAACGCCGACACTAAAGCCGTCACGCAATCCAGAACTGGCTTCGACCAGACTGTCATTTCCGGCGGTTGTGTTTCC